ATTATTTGTTGTTCTTGGAAGTTCGTTGGGTTAGTCCAATAATGGTCGTAGTAATTACAGAAAGGTCTTGTTCCGCAATTAGCCTCCACATTAAAGGTTCTACCAGTAGAAATAATATTATTGTCTTCATCGTAAAATGTGAATAACGCAGAATAAACCTGACGAGCTGGTAAATCCACCGCCACATCATAGTAGTTCAAAGCCGCTAATGTTGAATAGTCGGTCGTTCTAATCCACCTTGTTCTTGGTGAGTTGGTTAAAAATCTTGAGGTATATTGGGGGAACTGACCTGTCTGTCCCGTCAAATAGAATGGGACAAAATCATATTGTTTTCCTTGAAACCACTGCTTCGTTCCGTTGTATGTATAACACACATTACTTCTTACAGCAGGAACACCAATACCACCTTCACCATCGTATCCAATAACCACACCCGTTGGAGTAGTTGAGTATTCTTCACCAACCATAATGGAATACGCCAACATATTATTCTCCAAATAACCCCACGCAGCAAGGTGAATTGATGTATCACCCGAACAACCCTTATTCGCTAAATGAGAGTTCGTGTAATTCATCAGAATTGGGGAAAGGTCTACTTGTCCCCACCCTTCAGAAGATGGTGTTATTGCGAGTGAGGCAACTTGTCCGTCATTCGTGAATACATTTACCGAATAACGATACTTGTATTTGGTGGGGTCAGTTGCTCCCGTTGATATGAACTGAAATACCAGGTTTGAATAAGCTGGCTCTATTGTGTTTGGTTGTGCTAAAAATGTAATCATAGTCCGATGGCTATACTATAGGTTTCTGAACCGATAAGGTTTATTCTGTTAAAAATGTCTCCCAACTCTTCTCTTAAAATTGCGTCCATATATTCAGGTTGTTCCATTAGATTATTCACATAATCGTAGGTGTCGTTCATAAAGTCATCTTGAAATAAAGCATAACCTGAATAACCTACTTTGGAAAGATTTTTTGATATGGCGTAAGCAACTCCTTTCGCTTTTGCTGGTGGTAATTTTAATTTATTTATTACCCACATTTTGAGTTGGTTTTCAACAACTCTACGGGGTAGTGGTTTTCTTGGCTTTGAACCTGTACCAAATACATAATCCACACCATAGTCATTCATCAGAATGTAAATCTCCCCATCTTGAACTTCGTAGGAGACCGACTGGTATAAACTACCTTGTGTGTAGTTTGATGAGAAGTTGTATCTTGAGGGTCTTTTTGGAACTCTTGGGATTTTGGTAAACCTCTCCCTCTTGGTTAGGATTTCTTGCCTAACCTTCTCAACCAAAAACTTACCAACATCACTCAAGAAATCTTCAATCATTATACAGGTGTATAGCAAAGATTTGGATTATCAGGTAGACAAGCTGTCTGTTCTGCTACGATGGTGATGTTTGCCTCAACCCCTACTACTGCCTCCTTAAATCTATCTATGAAGGGAATAAACTGAACGGGTTGTTGAAGATAAAATCCACAATCTGTAAGTTGGTTTGTAAAGAACGCATAGAAGTCATTTAAGATTTCGTGGCAAAGAGACAAACAATCCAACTGGTTTGACTGACCCTCAACCCCCACGAACTCATTTAACAAATCGTAAATTAAAATAGTCCAGTTGAATGAGGTATAGGTATTTTCTATGGAACTCGGTTGTGGAACAAAGTGTATGGCAGGATATTCAGTAATGTAATCCTCCCTTGAGTAATCACTCAAATTACCCCAAGACCTCGTCTTCAATAATGGGTGTTGTTGAGCGAATGCGTAGAATAATGTGATTTGGTCTTTGTAAGTCATTATGTGATTGTGTTTTGTTGCTTCTGTCTTTCTTTATTTGCTTTATCAATCCTATAAGATAAATACGATAATACCTCCATTAGATTTAGGTTCAAGATGGGGGACACATTTAATATCTCGTCTTGAGCACATAACATCAGAGATTGGTAATAGTAATCCACGACAGATTGGACTACTTCTTCTGGCGTTGATTTTCTTTCCTCTGTTGGTCGTTCTTCATTTTGGTCTCCATAGAGGATAGGGAACTTTTTGTAAGTTCCTGTGCGAAAGTTGTTAAAAAAAAAAGCGCCGACATCACCGACCTAACAGGGAAGTCCATAAACTCCTCCATTCTTGACTGGCATTCCCCCAAGTCATAGTCAATCAATTCTCTCTCATCACCAATCTTATCTGACGCTAATGGTCTGTATAGATGGGTTGCCAGTAATACCATATCAACAGGAGAACGAGATAAGAATACCTCCAAGTTTATCCACTCACCATACGCAATTTTTGATGGTATGATAAGACCATAAAGTTTTCCGTTGAACTCTATGGTAAGTTCAAGGGGGGTTGTATCCATCTCTGCTCCCCAATCACTTCTCAATACCGAAGCCACGAACTTAACATCAGCCATAGGAGCTTTCACAATTTCTTCTCTTGGAGCAGATGTGAGCATATGTATCAAATCAATCTCATTTATTTGAGGGTTCTGCTCAAGTTGTTTATATTGTCTGATGGTAATTGGTTTTACCTCATAATCTTTCTTCCCTAATGCTACTTTCATTATCCTTGTCCTCTGTATTTTTTATGGTAATTTTTTGAACCTTTGTGGTTTGATGATTTGGTCTTTGCGTGAGTACCTGGTCTTGATACTTTAGGCTTCTCTTTTCTGGCAGAGACACTCTGACTTTTTTTCATAAAAATCTAATAACATTTCTATTGCTTTATACGAGTATAACCCGTGTTTTTTACTGAACTCTCTTAATCTATGATGGGTCTTATTTCTAATATAAACAACTTTGTAGTCATAGGTATATTTGGTTTCCCCTTCTGTGTTTTTTCTTTTAACTTTCATCACACAAATGAATATTTTGTTTTTGGTTTATGAGCCATTTGAGAAATCAAATAGCGAGAACTATCAATCAAGTGGTCTTTACCTGAAGGTTTAGAAGTGATATTTCCACTCCTGTCTTTAGACCAACGATAGTTTCTAATTTCGTTTATAAGATTTACTGATGTTTCGTCTATGAGGATTTTGTATTGCTTCATCAGGTTTATTCCAAACAGAACTGAACCAGCTTCCTTCTTCACACCGACAACCTTTTTATACCCCCGTTTTTTCAGCTCGTCCAACATACGGGGTTCTGAACTATCGGCAACAATATCAAAGGTTTTCTGTATTCCTCCCTCTTCCAATTTGTAGGCAATATCGTCAACCAGTAGTCCCTTCTCATAGAATACTTCCTTGAGGTAGATTGTGTTGTCGGGTTCGTTGATAAGACCCCACACACAAGCACATTCATCTTGACTATATCCCCAATCCAGTCCTACTCCTAACATCTTGGAATATCGTGGAGCTTCTTTTACAACCTCCCAATTCACGAAGATTGTTTCACGAGGTTTCACACGATTACCTAAAGCGTACACCTCATACATTTCGGGGTCTAATGTCTTTAGGTTCTCAATCGCATCAATCACCTTCTTATCTAAAAAGGGGTTCTCCTTGTAGGTTGAAGTAATCAGGGTTGCGTTCTCACCAACCTCAAGTTCATACCAATACCACCCTTCAGATGCGGTGGGGTTATAATCGGCAATAATGAAGTTTGTGGTTCTCATATTGAGCTGTGTAAAACTCTCCATAGACACAGAGGTAATCTCGTTGATGAAAACAATGTCTTGTTTCATACCTCGTAGTTTTGCTGAATTATCATCAGCCCCCAAGAAACGAATTAAACTACCATTATCAAACTTATAGATGACCTCACTCTTGTTGAAGCTTTCAGGGTTATAAAATCCCATACTCTCCATCACCTCCATAAAGTCAATCAGGACAGAGTTTCTAATTGAAACGAGGGTGTCCCTCACAATCGTAATAGTTGTGGGTCTCTGTATTGCGTAAAGGATTAGATAGGTGATTATTTGATAGGTCTTACCTGAACGGCTTGAACCCCTCAAACTAATCAATCTCTTACCATCATTCACCGCTTGGTCTATCTTCAAGTATAATTCTGATGCTTTTACCTCCATAAACTTCTGTCCCCAGATTTACCAATAAATATATCGGTTATATGTAAAAAGTAAAACCCCCACCATTTCTGATGAGGGTTCAGGTATAGATGGGAGTAGAAACTATACCTTATATTCTTTAACAATATCATTCCACTCTTTCAGTAAATCATTACCTTCAGGGAAATACTCGTTAAAAAACTCTTCTTCCAAACCTTTTTCTTTTATGAAATTATAGAGTTGGATATGAAATGTTCTATGAATGTTTTTAACTTCAACAACATCTTTTAATTGTTGTTCTGGAACGATTATATTTTTACCTTCAACCATATCATTACTTATTATCAAGATGGTCTTGGATTTTATCTAATCTATCCCCAATTTCTTTGGAATAACCATTCTCCACATAATCTACAATTACTACCGACATTGCGACCAATTCCTTCATAGTTAAACACTTTCCACAACTATTAGCCCAATCCATTACCAATTTCATAGAGCTCTGTGATGCGATTTGTCTGTCTTTATTCTGTGCCATTTTTTTTAGATGTTATTAAATTGATTGATATATTCTTGCTTTACAGCTTCTTTACGAGCCATCTGTTCTTCAGTTGGTCTTAATTCAGGATACTTCTTTCTCACATTCGTGATGGCTGCTGCCAAAGAGTGAGATGTCGGTATTTTGTTGGATAATACATTTAGGAATAACTCATCTAATGTTGTGATGTTTTTTGTCTCACATAGAGCTTTCACCACCTCTACCCATAATAGAGTATTTGATGAGATTGTTTCGGGTCGGTGTCTGAATGCCAGTTCCACCAATTCTTCTAATTTTTGTTTTGCCATAATTAAATTATCTTGTTTGATTTTTTGATATTATCTTTAGCCCATAGTGGTTGAAGATTTGTGTAGTGGGCTTTTTCTAACAAATCATTTAATGTAGTTGATAGAGATAGTGGTGAGATGTGGTCTATATGCCACCCGTGAAGTCCATAATTGTCCCAAGACATACCATCTGTGAATTGTTTTTCAAGATGTTTCTTCATCTCATCACCACTACAACCAAATATAAGAGACCAGTTTTTAGAACGACCACGAATAAATCTTCTCGTATGTTTTCTAATACTTCTTGATTTCTTATACAAATTGTTTTCCATACCTCAAATATAGGAACATTATTTTACACTACCAAACATTCTCAAGAAAAAAATCAAATAATTCTTGACTGGTCTTTACCCCATACTCATTCTTCCAATAGTGAATACCATTAGTGATATTATGTAGTTGATAATGATTTTGTCCCAACCACTCTGCGAACATTACTGATACTGGTTTCATTATTCAAAATACTTAAAGAAGTTTTCAATCCCCTCGTTATTCTTAATAACCTTACCATCACTATCGGTGATGAATGCTTTGTTGTAGGTAAAACCTAACGACCCATTTAGATTGGATATAAGCCACTCATTTTCACTCGGAGTGTGAATGTTTAGCCCACGCTCTGTTGCGGTCTCCAATAAAGT